GGCCCAGTGCATTCCCAGGCGCTGGACTTTGTGACCATGAGTTTCGGCAACCGACGCTGCCCCTTTCGGCGAACGTGCCAGAACGATGATCGTGAAAGCATCGACCGTCGTGCATTTGAAGGGAACGGCGCGCTTCTTGCTCATTCCCCGTCTCCCGTCAGCAGGGCTTCCGCCGCCTTCAGGACGTCACTCTTGCCCACCGTCACGACCGGCAAATAGGTATCGGACTTGATCTCGAACCCCAGCAGATGCCGCACCTTGTCGGGCAGCGCCCGCAGCGCGTCCTTGACCGGCGTTTCCTTCACGGCGACCAGCGTGTTGAACAGCTTCGGCTGCAGCGTTCGGATCCGCGTGACCATGACGTCGTCGTCACAGTCGTAAACGACCTTGCCCTTCGACCGCTGCAACCCGACCTTCACGCCATGAAAAGTCTTGGTCTTCGGCTTGCCGAACAGATGCCGGTTGCTCTCGATCAGCAGCGTGCAATCGCCCTTGGCTGTCTTCGCCGCGGCGACCAGGCGGCGCAGCTCCGGCGCTGCTTCCTGTTGAATATCGGCGATGGCGTTCTCGATCTCCGTCACCTGTGCCATCAAGGCGTTGTAGGCGTCGGCATAGTCCTTCGCCGCTTCCTCGATGACGGCAAGTCCGGCGGGTTTGTCCTTACCCATGTTGGAATCCTCCGAAATAGTTGAACCGCCACCAGCGCCATTGCTGGCGGACGTACCAGAACAAGGATCGGCGCCCGTTACCCATTGGCGATCTCCTCACCCAACCGGATGGAGAGTGCATTCATTTCCCGCATCACCCGCGCCGGATCGGCTTCGCAGAGCTCCCGCAGCCGGTGGAATATCAGCTTGGTGGAATGGTCCAGGGCCAGTTCGGTCGCGGTGCAAATCGTGCGGGCCTGCTGGATTTGCTCGAGGGAAGTTCCTTCCGCGTGTAGGCGTTCCTTGATCGCCTCGCGAAGGCGTTCGACTCTGTCGCGGATCGGTTGGCTTTCCCCAACGAGCTCACGCATCCGTCGAACGGCATCGACCAAGGTAGTGTGATCCCGATCGCCAAAAAACGGCCGCAATTGGGGATAGGTCAGGGCGGTCATGTCACGAGCTAGGAAGATCGCGACGTCGCGCGGTTCGATGGGATCCGCACGGCGGAAACTGTTGAGTTGGTCAACAGTGATCCGGTAATCCTCGGCCACCGTCGCCAGGATCACGCGAACGCTGCCTATCTGATTTTGCTTGCGGTCAAGCATTGGAACCTCCCGTCCGGCTAAGCGGACATTTGCGGCAGGCGCCATACATCACGACGCGCTGCCGGTTCACATTTGCAAAGGTCTTGGATTTCACCTGCCAGTCTTGGCATTCGGCGCCGGGGATATTGCCCAGCTCCGGGCAATCGACACGCTCGGCCATGAAGTGGGCGCGAACGGCTGCTTCAATGGCCTTTAAATCGCCTGGATGGCCATCTACGCCGTAGCGCTTGCCCAGGACGTTTGACACCTGCGCGGCCGAGACGCCAAGCGTCCGAGCAACCTGGTTCTGGCTGGTTTCGTCGCAGGCCGAAGCCATGACGGCCAACCAGGCCGGCACCTCATCGCCCCAACTTGCATGCGCCTTTGTGACGCTGCTGTGTTGCCGGTTCGCACCGGGAGCGGGACCGCGTTTCATTCCGCATCCTCCCGCCAAACGATCTCGCGCAGGTTCGGATCGTAAATCACGGCCGTCCGCTTGATCTGCGGCGGCTTCGGTCCGGTGAACCGAACGAAGCGGTACCGAGCCAACCGGCCAGGCTTCGCCGGCCGCTCGATAATCAGATAGCCGGCCTTCTCCAGGTTGATGCAGTAGTCTTTGGCATAGTTGAGGGTGATCGGGACGTCCTCGGTCGAGCAGGCGACCTGCAGATCCTTCGACGTGAAGGATTGCAGGATCTTCATGCCCGTCCACATCGCGTCACTCTTGCTGCGCGGCAGGAAAGTTCCATCCTGCCGGACTCGCGGCGCATGAATGCCCCGATCATCGGCCAATCTGAAACGGCGGTCGCCCGCCTCGCCGGCCGGCAACTCCTTTAGGATGTTCGCGGCGAGCAGTGCTTGGATGTAATCGCGGCTTTGATCGAGCGAAACCTTCGCGGTCAGAATGCTCCGATAGGTGAATTCGTCGCGCTGTTCGCGGATGCTGAACCAAAGCGCGTCGCGGCCTTCCAGGGGTCGTTTCTTGTTCATTGGAACCCCTTCCGCGCGGCAGGTGCCCGGCCGAGATGGAACGAGCGATCGCCCCATTCCTTCACGCCAACGGTCGAAAGGTTCTCGACCAGCGCCAGTTCGCGAACCTTGTCCAGGTTGGTGCAAACACGGCGCGTGGATCCCGCCGATGCAGAGACCAGGCGTTCCATCAAGTCAGGAGTGATCTCGACATTGGGGCAGTACATCTGCGCCAGATAGGCAGCGTCCGTCTTGGTCGCCGGCTGCGCCGCGACCCATTCGAGCATACGTCCGTGGACGCGCTCCCACTTCCGCAACTTGCCGGGCAGCAACTCTTCCCCGATCAGCACAACACCCGCCGCGCCGGATTCGTAGATGTCCCGCGCGATCTCGATCATGCCCCGCTGCAGCAGGAAGTCGGCTTCGTCGATGATCAAAGTGCGGCGTGAGGCGGCGAGCTCCATGCCAATCTGATCGACCATCGCAGCGATGGTCTTTGCCGGTTCGACGCCCAAGGCAATCAGGATCATCTGGCAAAGGTGCTTCTTCGTCCAAGCGCTCTTCAGCTGGACGTGATAGCAACCGTGCTTCACGGCGGCGTAGGTTGCGGCGAAGGATTTACCCAATCCCGAGGGGCCGTAATAGGTGGCCATGCCGGGCAGACCGTGCGTTCGGTTCTCCACCCGCTCGATCAGGCCCGACAGTAACGCGACGTTACGGATCGGGGCTATTGTGTTGACCGGTTTCATGCTTTGTGACATTTACTACTCCATCCTAATTGAGTGCCTGTCCCGCCATTCGCCTGGCGGGATTTTTTTTCAGCTGATGAACAGGCGCTCCCCGTAATCCTCAAACATAGCCAGCAGGCTGCGGTACTCGGCCGACTGCTGATATCCGACCAGCCATTTCAGGCGGTCCTGCGGAACGTGCTCGCCCGCGGCGACCTTCTCCTGCAGATCCAATGCATTCCGGAATCGCGCTTTCTCGGGGTCGTCTTCAGGCGCTCCCAGGCGGCTACGGAATTCGGCCAGGTCCGCGATGATGGCGTCGTGGTGATCTTCCTCCTGCGCCGAAACCGGAGCAGCGGCCGGTGTGACCGGGCCGGCGTAGTGCCGGCCGGCTTCCGCCGCGGCATCGATCTCCGGTGTGGTGTAGGCTTCGGCGGCTTGCGGGAAGGTCGTCAGGTTCGCCGTTGCTTCCTCACCGACATTCAGCACCGCGTCGATCATGTCCCGCGGCTTGATGCTGCGGATCTCGCGCATCAGCGGCTCGGCCTCGTTCCGGATTCGATCCTGTTGCGCGGCGCGAGCGGCGCGTACCGCTTCACCCGGATCCACACCAAGCCGCTCGGGACATTCGGCGATATAGAGAAACTCACGGGCATCCGCGGCATAGACATACAGCCGGCCCATGTCCTCCGGATCCTGTCTGCACAACACCTGTGTGCCAGGGATCATGTCCGGGTGAATGAAATGCGCGCGGTCAAGGGCGATGCCCTGGCGCGTCACCGTGCGGAAGCCGTCCTTTCCGGCGATCGGCGCCAGCAGGATATCCAGCGCCCGCTCGTCTTCGATCCGGCGGATCGGGCCCGACCAGGCCGCCATCACCTCGAATGGCGTCTTTCCGGCCAACCCGGAATGCGGCTTGTGGTGATATTTGACGTCGATCCACTTGCTGACGGTTGCCTGCAGGTCTTCCTTGGTCAGGTCGACGACGAAAGTGTTGGCTTCGCTTTCACCCAGCCGGGCCGCGAAACTCTTGCGCGCTTCGATCGCCTTGCGATCGGCGACGTTGTGTCCGACGAAGCCTGGCAGCAGGCGCATCAGCCCGCGCTGCAGCGTGCCGATATGACGCTCCACCGTGCCTTTCTGTTCCGGGCTGAATGGATCGGTGATGTCCTGGTGAATGCCGAGCGATGACAGCGCGCGGCGGAACTCGTGGCTGATGAAGTCCGAACCGTTGTCGGTACGGATGATTTCCGGGACACCCCATTCCAGGATCGCCGCGCGAATAAGGCTAAGAACCGCGGCGGTTCTCGGCGTCTTGGTCACGGTCACCATCATGCGTCGGGGATAGATATCGACCAGGGCGTAGATCGAATGCCGGCCGTCCTGCAGCAGGGCGTCGGCGGGCGAGGCATCGACCTCCCACAATTGGTTGGGCCGGCTCACCCAATGGTTCATGTTCGACCCGGCAATCTTGGTCCGGTTCCGGAACGCGTCCGGGTTGGTCAGCTTCAACAGTGTTTCGTCGTGCTCTTCCTTCCAGGCGGAGACCCACCGTTGAAAGGACCGAATGTTCGGTAGCGGTTTGGTTTCGCCGTCCACATCCAGCTCGTAGCCGAACCGGTCGATGACCAGGTCGCGCAGATGGTCCGTCGTCAGCATCGGCTGTGCGACGATCCGGGCCGCGATGAATTCGGCCACCTTTCCGCTTTCAGCCTTATCCAGCACGCCGGTCCCCCGGCGGTTGCCGTAGCGGCCCGCCAGCGCGTTGAAATCGCCATCGGCGCGCGTCTTCTCCCAGTTCCGCAGGGTGTTGGCGCAGAAGGCGGCGGGAAGCGCCGCCATCGCCCATTCCGGCATACCCTCAAGCTTGCCGTTCCGGTACATATGCACGAACAGATGCCGGGCCGTTTCCAGCGGATACGCTTCCCGCGCGCGGAACATGTCCCAAAAGTTCAGCACCAGCAGGATCGCGTCGCGGCGCAGCTCGGTCTTGGTGTCGTGCAGGGGCTCCGGAACCGTATGGCCTTGCGCCGGCGCCAGGTCGATCGACGGTGTTTCCGCGCTCTTCAACTGGCGCAGCGTCAAAATCGATTGAACGGGCTTTGGCAGCACGGTGAAGTGCCGTTCAACGCCGCCGCCCCGGCCTTGCCGGCGGCGGACTTTGTTCGGGAAACGGGCATCCAGGTCGCGCTGTTCGATCCATTTCAAAACGCCGCGCGGCGTATTCGGGAAGCCAGGAAGGGCCAGGTCCGCCAGCTCGGTATTGGTGAACCATTCCTTCATCTGGAAACCCCCCGCAGCGCGCGTTTCAGACGCGCGTCGAATTCGTCGTCGTTGTCTTTTGAAATCTGCTTGATCTGGCTGCGGCGGGCGGCCAGCTTGCCGATCTCGATCCACTCCAGGCTGGCCTGGTCGACCACCGCGTATCCGAACGGTTCCGTGGCCAGCGTCAACGGGCGCAGATCCTCGGTCACATGCACCAGGGCAAGCAGGCGGATGAAGGGAATCGTGTGCTGTTCGCAGCCCTGCGACGCGTAGTTGTCCAGCATGTTCTTGCTGACTTCTTCCTCCAGCCACTCCCCCATCGCGGCGGCGATCGCCTCGCGGTCCTGTCCCGCGTCCCGCAACGTCTCGGCGACCGCGCGGGCGACCTTGGCGCGCAGGCTGGACGTCCTGACACGGCTTTCGTCATACGACGCGACGGCAGTAGGCGTCGCGTCGATCAGGTCGACGATATCGAAGGTCATCTTGTCCCGCCGGTCTCGGGCCATTACAGCGCCCCCGTCTCTTTCAGGGCCGCGACGAACCACGACTGGACGTCCGGGCTGGCGCTTCGCCAATTGGCCATCAACCGTTCGAACGCGATCTGGTCTGGTGTCTTCTCCGATTCGTCGTCGCTGGGCTCGATTTCCTTGGCCGCGGCCTTCACGGTCTTGATGCCTTTCGTCTCGTCGGCGAGCAGCTTGGCAATGCGAACCTGGATAACCGCGCCATAGTCGGCGAGCTGCTCAAGCTCCTTCACATTATCTTCGATGACGGTTCCGCGGATCTTCTCTACAACCGCGGGCTCAAGTTTCCCGCCAATGGTCGCCTCGCGCATGATCGTGCTGCGGGATCGCTCGGATCGGACAGCCAGGTCTTCCCACCACTGTTTCAGAATCCTATCGGTAGGATTCTGAAAATCCTCGCTGCGCCGATCGCCGCCATTGGCGGTTTCGGGATGCTCGGCCAGGTACAACTTGCGGAATTCCGCCACAAACACGCACCGCTCAAGCCGAGACAACTCGTTGCGCTGCAGGTTCTCCAGCAATTCGTCCCGGCGCAGGTCGCTGTCGCTGCCCTCCACGACGCTGGCGGTAATGGTCTCCAACCCCAGCGCCTCGACCGCCGCCAGGCGGTGCCGCCCGCTGACCAGCTTGTAAGGCTTGTCGCCGTCGGCCCGCGCCACTTCGATCGGCGTGCGCAGCCCGCGCTGGCCGATGTCTCGCGCCAGGCCCTCCACATAGGCGTCGG